GAAGCAGGTCGCGCGGGTCAGCAGTCAGACGCTGGAGCAGCAGGCCATCGAGGCTGAACTCCCGGACGTCCGCCCCGGAGAGGAGACCGACACCGGTCTCTCTCCCGGCCTGGAGCGGTACTACAAGGGGCGTCGTCGCGGCGTCAAGGCGATGCTCGCGCTGCGCACGGCAGGCGCGACCTACGAGGAGATCGCCGAAGTCCTCGGGTACCGCGACGCCGAGGACGTGCAGAAGATCATCGTGCGCGAACTCCAGCGCCAGATCGAGAGCGACCCCGACTCCCAGGACCAGATGCGGCAGTTGGCCTCCCGCAGGCTCGAGCGTCTGCTCCAAGCGTCGTTCAAGAAGGCGACGGACCCCAAGCACCCCGACCACCTGGCGGCGACGCAGACGGTCCTCAAGATTCTCGACCAGCACGCGAAGATGCACGGCTACAACGCCCCGTCCGAGCATGTCGTCCACACCCCCAGCACCGAGGGCCTGGCCCGCTGGGTCGCGGCGGCGTCCGCCCACCTGGCCGGCGATGCCGAGGAGGACGACATCTTCAGCATGGGCGTCGTCGAGGGTGAGATCGTGTCGGAGGTGGACGATGCCGTTCCGACTCGACCCTGACCGCTACGGCGTCGAGCGCGCCAAGGTCCAGTTCGTCACCAGCCGCTCGATGAAGGCCCAGGTCCACCGCGAGGTGCTACGCCTGGGCCTGCCGTCGGACACTCGCTGGTACCAGGAGGCCGCCTGCGAGAAGTTGGCGCGCGACACCGGCGTCGACCTCCAGACCCTTCTGGACGCGCTGCCCACCAAGGGCGGCACCAACCAGTTCGGCCACCCCGAGAGAGAGAAGTCCGAGGCATGAGCGTCGACGTCGACACCCTGGAGCAGTACCGCCACTGGAAGCCCGAGGTCCAGGCCAAGGCGCTCGCCATGCTGGAGGAGCGGGCCAAGTCCGAGTGGAAGCCGTTCTACTGCAAGAACCGCACCTGCACCGGAGCGCCGCACATCATCGCCCCCGACGGCGCACCGTGCATCGAGGATCGGCCGGCGCACCGCTTCGAGGAGATCGAGCCCGGCACCTTCGCCTGCGCCGTCTGCGCGACCGGTGGCGTGGCGGTGGACTCCTGGACCTTCCGGCACGCCCGGCCCGACCAGCGGCCCCCGGCGTGGCAGGAGGAGTGGCTGACCTGGCTGCTGCGTGGTGGGCGCGGCTCGGGCAAGACCCGCACCGGCAGCGAGGTGGCGATCCGGGCGACGAAGATCGCGCCCCGCATCGCGCTCGTCGCGGCCACCGGCTCGGCGCTGCGCGCGACCATGATCGAGGGCGAGTCGGGCATCCTCGCCTGCGCGCCGCCGGACCAGCGTCCCGAGTGGTACCCCACCCGCAAGTTGCTCAAGTTCCCCAACGGCGCGGAGATGCAGGGCTTCTCGGCCGAGGAGCCTGACCGTCTGCGTGGACCCCAGCACCACTTCGCGTGGCTGGACGAGCCCGGACACTTCCCGCTCATCGAGGAGGTCTGGTACAACCTGCTGATGGGTCTGCGCCTCGGCAAGAACCCGAAGATCGTCGCCACCTCCACCCCGAAGCCCACCAAGTGGCTCAAGGAGTTGCTGGCCGACCCGCTGACCATCGACACCCGGGTCTCGACGATGGCGAACATCGACAACCTGGCCCCTACCTTCCAGCGGACGGTCATCTCGCGCTTCGCGAACACCCGCCTCGGACGCCAGGAGTTGGAAGGCGAACTCCTGGAGGACGTCGAGGGCGCGCTGTGGAACAACGGGATCATCGAGCATGTCGACGACCTGCCGGAGGACTCCTTCGAGCGCATCGTGGTCGCCGTCGACCCGGCGGGCACCGCCAACGCCAAGTCGGACGAGACCGGCATCGTGGTCGTCGCCCGCCTGAACGGGCACTTCTACGTGCTGGCTGACTACACCGGCAAGTACAGCCCGGACGGCTGGGCCTCGGAGGTCCACAAGCGCGCCCGGCAGTTCCGGGCGGACGCCATCGTCGTGGAGCGCACCTACGGCCAGGACATGGTCAAGCGCGTCATGGAGACGTCGTCCTACAAGAGCGACGCGCGGCTCATCACCGTCGACAGCCGGCGCGGCAAGGCGCTGCGAGCCGAGCCCGTCGTCGCGCTGTACGAGCAGGGCCGGGTCTTCCACACCGGCGAGCGCGGGGTGCTGGTGAAGTTGGAGGAGGAGATGACCCAGTGGGTGCCCGGCAAGGGAGCCTCCCCGAACCGGGTCGACGCCCTCGTCCACGGCCTCACGGAGTTGAACCAGGGGGCGCAGGTCGTCACCGTCGCATCGCCTGCCGCCCTCACGCAGTCACGTCGCGCGCCCGCGAGCGCGTACCTTGGTCCCCGACGAGGCGTCCGCCGAACCCCGGCGATCCTGCGCCGCCGCTGAGTAGAGAGAGAACATGGCCTTCAACGACTTTTCCGTGTCCGAGTGGTTCCTCATCCTGTTCGTGACGACCATCGCCACCGCGCGCATGACTCGCCTCGTCACCCAGGACACCTTCCCCCCGATGGCGATGTTCCGTGAGTGGTGGGAGGTGCGCTTCGCCGACAAGGGCGACTGGGTGCTGCTGTTCCTGTGCCACTGGTGCTTCGGCTTCTGGGCTGCCATCTTCAACATCGGCCTGGGCCTGGTGAGCGACACGGCCACCTGGTGGTGGATCATCAACGTCATGGCCTGTGTCGCGTATGCGGCATCATTTGCTGTACACCACGACGGCGAGTAGCAAGGGGTAACACCAGATGGCGCGTACCACGCAGCGACGGGTGGTCCCTCCCGTCGTCCGAAAGCGGGCGGTGGTCGCGTCGGCAACCACCCTGACGGCCCGTCGTCGGATGACGCCGGACACGAACACTCCCCCGGCGCAGAGTGAGGCGCGCCGCTGGCAGAAGGAGGCGTACCGGCACCTCACCATCTGTGGTGAGGCCCGGTTCGCCGCCAACTACTTCGCCCACGCTCTCTCTCGCGCGACCCTGTACGTCGCCGACGTCAACGGGGAGCAGGACGAGCCCGACTCGACGGGCACCGAACTCCTCGCGGACCTGTTCGGCGGTCGCCAGTCGGAGATGCTGTCGAAGATGGCGCTGCACTTCACCGTCGCGGGCGAGTGCTACATCCTCGGCACCGACCTGGACACCGTCGACGAGAAGTGGGACATCGTCTCGGTGCTGGAGGCCACCCAGCACGGCCAGACCTGGCAGATCGACTACGGCAACGGCGTCCGCAAGACGCTGCGCCTCTCCGAGAACGAGAACACCCTCGGCACCGACGTCCTGATCCGCGTCTGGATTCCCGACGCCGGACAGCGCATCATGCCCGACTCGCCGTTCCGGGCGCTGCTGCCGGTGCTGGACGAGATCGAACTCATCACCCGGCACATCTACGCGCAGGGGTCGTCCCGCCTGGCCGGCGCGGGCGTCATGTTCGTCCCGCAGGAGATCAGCCTGCCGAACACCCTGCCCAACGGCGAGGACGAGCAGCCGCTCACCAACGACGCCACCGGCTTCATGCAGTTGCTCGCCGACAACATGATGACGCCCATCGAGCAGCCGGACCACCCGTCCGCGCTCGTGCCGCTCGTCGTGCAGGTGCCGGGCGACATGATCGACAAGGTCCGCCTGCTCCACTTCTGGACCGACCTGGACGACAAGGCCCAGGAGATGCGCAACGGCGCGATCCGCCGCTTCGCGCTCGGCATGGACCTACCCCCCGAGATGGTGCTGGGCATGTCGTCGTCGGGCGGCACCGGCGGCGGGCGCTCGAACGGCGTCTCCCACTGGGGTGCCTGGCAGATCGAGGAGTCCACGCTCAAGATGCACATCCAGCCGATGCTGGAGGTCATCTGCAACGAGATCACGCTGCACTACCTGCGCCCGCTGTACGACGACATCGCCGTCGCCAAGACGAAGATCGTCCGCTACGACGACTCGAAGTTGCGCACCCGGCCGGACCGCAGCAAGGAGGCGCTGGAACTCCACGACCGCATGCTGCTGTCGGACGAGGCCGCGCTGAGAGAGAACGGGTTCGAGCCCAAGGACTTGCCGGAGGACACCGAGGTGCGCCGCCGCATCCTGCTGCTCATCGCCCGGGGCTCGTCGACGCCCGACCAGGTCGCGAGCGCGGCCAACCAGGTCGCGCACATCACCCTGCCCGACGGCACCGGCGGCGACGGCGAGCAGACGCGCGAGGAGCGGCCCATGCCGTCCCTGGAGGACCACCGCGACCGTCCGCGCACGCCGGAGCAGGCCGCGCTCCTGGCGGCGTGCCACATGGCCGCGTGCCGTGCGCTCGAGAAGGTGGGCAACCGCCTGCGCAGCCAGCAGGTGCGCCCCGACGGCGTGCCGACGGCCGAGGTGTACAAGTTCGCCGACGCCACCGTGGTCTCGTCCAAGGTCCACAGCCTGCTGGACGGGGCCTTCGATGGCGCGGCGGACGTCCTGACGCACTACACCGACGACGTCGACACCGTCGTGACCAACCTGGAGGACCACGTCCGGGGCCTGGTGCTGCGCCGCCAGCCGCTCCGCACCGACTCCCTCGCGAAGATCATCGGAGCCTGAGCATGGACACCAGCAACCTGTCGTGCATCGTCGCAGTCCCCGCCGAGGGGCAGCCGATCCTCGACGTCGGCGAGGAGAAGAAGCACGTCACCCTGGCGTTCCTCGGCGACCACGAGTTCAACGTCGAGGGGGCGAAGCAGGCGGTCGAGGCCATCGGCGCGACCATGCAGCCGTTCGAGGCCTCCACCTCGGGCACCGCGACCCTCGGCCCGGACAAGGCGTCCGTCGTGCTGGTCGAGCACCCCACCTTCGAGGTGCTGCGCTCGCGCGTGCTGGACAACGCCGACATCCGCGAGGCAGCGGAGGAGGCCGAGAACCACCCGCACTACGTCCCGCACATGACCCTCGGCTACGAGGGAGACGAAGACCCGGGCGACCTGCCGCCCACCATCGCCTTCACGCACATCGCGCTGTGGGTCGGCGACGACTGGTACACCTACCCCCTGGGAGAGAGCATGACCGAGAAGCAGCCCGGCACCGAGAGCGTGGAGGCCGCGGTCGACATCCCGGTCCCGACCAACGACGCGATCCCGGCCGGCGAGTCCGCACCCGAGGCCCGCCAGTGGCACGGCATCATCACCGTCGAGGGCGTGCCGACCGGCGACGGCCGCATGTTCGAGCCCGGGTCGCTGACCACCCGCTCTCTCTCCGACCGCTTCCTGCCGCTGACCTACCAGCGCGTGACGGACGACGGCCACAAGGCGGCGGTCACCATCGCGACCATCGAGGGCCTGGCCCGCGATGCGGCCGGCAACGTCTGGGGCTGGGGCACCTTCCTCAACACGTTCGACGCCGACGAGGTCATCGCCCTCATCGAGGCGTTCAAGCGATTCGGCGTCTCCATCGACGCGGACGCCAGCGACGGCTTCTGGGACGAGGAGAACGAGGTGCTGCGCTTCACCAGCGCGCGCGCCGCCGGAGCCTGCGTGGTGACCATCCCGGCGTTCAGCCAGGCGTTCGTCGCGATGGGGCCGATCCCCGACGACGTCGGCGACCTGGTCCCGCTGGAGGAGGGCAACGTGACCCTCGGCGTCGAGGTGGAGACCGAGGAGGCGCTGGTCGCCGCCGGCCACCGGAACGGCTTCCCGGCCGCGTGGTTCTCGGACCCGGGCCTGACCGAGCCGACCGGCGTCGTCATCACCGACGAGGGCCGCGTGTTCGGCCACATTGCCACCTGGGGCACCTGCCACATCGGCTTCGACGGCGTCTGTATCACCCCGCCGTCGTCCAACAGCGAGTACGCCTTCTTCCTCACCGGCCAGGTCCAGACGGACATCGGCATGGTGCGCTGCGGCACGCTCACCGTGGGTGGCGGGCACGCCGACGTCAACCTGCCCCTGCGCGCGGCGGTCGAGCACTACGACTCGACGTCGTCGGTGTGGGCCTACGTCACCGTGGGCGAGGACGCGCACGGCATCTGGTTCTCCGGCGCGCTCAAG